CCAGCGAGCAGACATGGACCCAAGCACTTCGCCCCGCCCTGGCTGACCGCAAAGGGTGGGCGCTCTTTATCTCGACCCCGCACGAGATTGGTGGCTGGTTTCAGAAGCTCTATGAGAGAGGGCAGAGCCAAGAGGATGCGCAGTGGGCGAGCTGGCAGTATCCAAGTTGGACGAACCCGTTCTTAGACCCCACCGAGATCGACCAGGCGCGCGCTGATATGAGCGAGTTGGAGTTCCGTCAAGAGTTCGGCGCCGAGTTTGTGGGGCGGCCCGATGCGGTCTACCACAACTGGGAGCCGCGCTCTCACATTGCGCCCTGCTCTTATACGGCTGGTCTCCCTCTGTATGTGGGCCTTGACTTCAATAACTCGCCTCGCGTCGCTGTCTTCTTGCAGAAGCAGGGGGAGGTGTTCTGCGCAGTGGGCGAAGTCTATCACCCGTACCAGGCGACGACAGACGAACATGCGGCGATGGTCGTGGCGTGGCTCTCCTCTCGTGGAATCAATCACCAAAAAGGGGGTCCTGTCGTGTGCATCGCCGATGCCAGTGGAGCCGCGAAGCAGCACACCGGCAAGAGCGACCATCAGGCCTTCAAAGATGCAGGCTTCGCGCTCGATGTGCCTCCCGCCAACCCCCCAATCCGTGACCGGGATAACGCGGTGCTGGGCTACCTGCGCAACGCCAAGGGCGAGGTCAGGATTAAGGTAGACCCCTCTTGCCGTCACCTGATTGAGTCGTTCGGTAAGTTCAAGCACGGCGACAGGTCGCGCTCCCCGTGGGGCCACATCCTCGACGCCTTTGGCTACGTCATACACCGCAAGACCGCCAAGAGTGGCGGCGGCATAGGAGGCTACTCGTGAGCACGTTCCCTTATCTGCACCCCGAATACAGTGAGCGCCTGCCTGATTGGCAGAAGTGGCGCGATGCCAGCGACGGCGAAGACGAGATCAAAGAGGGCAAGGAGAAGTATCTCCCCAGGCTCTATGGTATGAGCGATGCTGAGTATCGCCCCTATCTCGATCGCGCCGAATGGTACAACGCCAGCGGCAAGACCGTTGACGCGATGGTAGGAGCCCACCACCGGCAACCCATCGCCGCGCAACTCCCCGGTCTCGAAACCCTTAAAGAGAAGGCCTCGCACAATCAGAGCCTGGAGGAGCTCGGGCAGAAGGCCACCCGGGAGATGTGGCGCGTGGGTAAGCTGGGCATCCTCGCCGAGATCCTTCCCGGTGAGCTTCCCCAACTCTACCTCTACACCGCCGAGAGCATCGTCAACTGGCACTATGAAGACGATATCTTGCGGTTTGTCATTCTCAAAGAATGCTACAGCGAGCCCAAACCGGGTGCCCCTTACACCTTTGAGGAGCGCGATCAGTATCGCGTCTGCGAACTGATTGATGGTGTCTATGTCCAGCGGGTGATGCGCGAAGTAGAGGCCGCCGGGCAGAAGGGGTGGGCCTTCGTCGAAGAACTCACCGTCTTGCCTCAGATGAGCAACGGGGAGCGCCTGGCTGAGATCCCCTTTATCGTCGTCGAGTACGAAGACAATAACGGGGAGTGTGGCGGAAGCCCTATCGCGGATATCGTCTCGCTCAACCTCAAGCACTACCGGGTGACCGCCAATAAGCAGAACTACCTCAACATCTGCAGCACCCCGATCCTGCATATTGATGGGCTCGCCGAAGAGGACCGACCCAAGACCAAGATGGCCCTTGGGGTGGGGCTCACGATCTTTACGATGGGCGGCTCCTCGTCCTACACCGAGCCCAGCGGCACCGCACTCACCGCACTCGGCGCCGACCTGGCCGCCAAAGAAGACCAGATGGCAAGAATGGGGGCGACCTTCCTCCGCGCTGCTAAAAAAGCCGTCGAGACCGCCGACGCCTTGAGCATTGCCGCACGCGGAGAGACCTCCGTCCTGCAGCAAATCACCAACACCCTGAGCAAAGGCTTCACCATCGCCGTACGCTTCCTCGCGCGCTGGCTGGGTAAAGCCGATGCAGGCTACTCGGTGACGTTCTCCAGTGAGTTCTTTGATGCGAAGATTGAGCAGTGGGAAGCTGAATTCCTGCTGAAGCTCTTCGCGTCCAACCAGATCGACCTCTCGACCTTACTTGATGCCCTCCAGGCCGGGGGCTTACTCAAGAAGGAGTGGGTGCAACCCCTCCTACAACGGGCGCAGACCGCCCAGAAAGCGCTAGACAATGGCAGCACTCAAGCGACGATTAACAGCAGCACCGGAACCAACCCTGGCGAGCCTCTACCGGCAGCAAGGCTCTGAGTGGGTGCTTGACGTAGAGGAGGACCCAACCCCGGCGCCTCCACAGAACGATGATGCAGCGATACGGCTGCGAGAGTTCCGTGAGAACAACATCGCGGCGCAGCGGCGCATCAAAGAGCTGGAAGACCAGATCGCCAAGGTCGCGCCCGAGAGCAACAAGGCGAAGAGCCTGGAGGAGCAGGTGGCGCAGATCAACCGGACCCTCCAGGAGGAGCGCGCCGCACGCGATGCCGCCGAGAAGCGAGCCCGCGCGGAGTCGTTCCGCTCGACGTTCAGCGGCGCCACGAACACCCACAAGGTCCGGGATGACCACGCCGCCCGCGCCCTCTTCGCCATCGCGCAGAACACCTTTAAGCCACAAGAGGATGGCTCCTATGTGCCCTATGAGGGAGACAAACCGCTCTACTCTCGGCAGCGAGGCAAAGAGACGGAGCCGATGCCCCTCGAGGAGTGGGTGCAGGTGCAGCGCGAGGGCGCCTACAAGGATCTTTTCGTGCAAGCCCAGGGCGGTGGGGCGCGGGGGTCGTCTGGCGTGAGCGGCGCCGGTAGCTCGCGGGTAGCATTGACCCGGGAGCAGGCGCAAAAGCCTTCTCCGGAGCAGTTTAGCGCCATGCAAAAGGGGCTCGTTGATATTATTGATTGACACAATGTCAGTCTTATGTCAGCTTTTGAACATGCCTACCGCTGTGTAAAACACACAGCACACATCAAAGGGGGCTGCAGGGCATCCGGTGGATGCTCGCGGCGCTCGATGATGCCTCGCTCCGGTGGAGACGAGGGCCGCTCCGGTGGAGAGGTCGTTTTCAGGCAAACGATCTCTTTCAACAGGAGCGCCTCTCATGGCCAATACCTTAACCTCGTTACTCGTTACCATCATGTCGCGCGGCTTGCCTTCGTTGCGCAAAGCCTGCGTGATGTCTCGTCTCGTTCGCACTGACTTTCAGATGGAGCTCTCCAAGCAGGGCAAGACCATCGACCTCCCAGTGCCGCAATCGCTGACCGTCTCCGATGTCACCTCAAGCTCAACCCCGCTCTCTCCGACCGGGCTCACTCCGACCACCGTCCAGATCTCGCTCAACAAATGGAAGCGCGTTCACTTCGCGCTCGACGACCAGGAGCTCACGCAGATCGAGTCTGATATGAACTTCGTCCCCATGCAGATGGGGGAGGCGTTTAAGGCGCTCGGTGAGCAGGTCAACAGCGACCTGATGGCGCTCTATGCCGATGTGTACGGCTACGTTGGCACCGCGGCGACTACGCCATTCGCGACCACCGTCGCCGGCGCCACCGATGCCCGCAAGGCGCTCGCCAACCAGTTGGCCCCGCTTGACCCTCGCTATGGGGTCTTAAACCCTGACGCGATGGCGAACGCCCTGGCGCTCGCGGCTTTCTCGAGCTTCCAGCAGTCGAGCGACCCGAATGTAGTCATTGAGGGCTCGCTGGGTCGTAAGTACGGGATGAACTGGGTCGAAGACCAGCAGATCCCCACCCACACGGCGGGCACCGGCTCCGGTTACTTAATCAACAACGGCGGTGGCTACGCAGCCGGCATCAAGACCGTCGCGGTTGACACCGGCTCTGGCACCATCATCGCGGGTGATGTCGTCACCTTCGCAGGCGTGACCGGTACCTATGTCGTCACCTCGGCGCTCTCCGGTGGCTCCTTCAGCTTCTACCCGGGCCTCGCCGGCGCGGTGGCTGACAACGCCGCGGTCACCCTCAAGGCGACCCACGTCGCCAACCTCGCCTTTCACCGCGATGCCTTCGCGTTGGTGGTTCGTCCCCTCGACGACGTCGCACAGAAGCTCATCCCTTCGCTCCAGATCGTCACCATGCAAGACCCTCTGTCCAAGATCCCGGTGCGCCTGGAGATTTCCAGGCAGAACAAGCAGACCCTCTTCGACATGGACATCCTCTATGGCGTGAAGACCTTGCGCCCAGAGTATGCCTGCCGCATCGCCGGGTAATCCGGGCGGCGTTTCGGCGTCGCTTCTTGCTGCACTGGATGAGGAGTCCGATAGCCCATCCAGGCTGATGGTGGTTTCGGTCGCTCGGCTGTGGCGACAGGGTTGGCGGGTGCAGTCTGGGTTCATACCCCAGACAGGGGTTCGAGTCCCCTGCGGCTCTTTGGTGTCTGGGAGGTCGATGGACGACGCGAGGATTCTCAACTGTTCCCCTCGCTTGTGGGTTCGAATCCCGCCCCAGATTTTTTTGAGGTGATGCGATGGCGTTTGAAGTCGAGACAGGAACAGGCTCTCCCACGGCGACCAGCTTTTGCTCGGTGGCGTATGCTGACACGCATCATGCCAAGAACAAGCGCACCGCCACGACCTGGGACGCTCTCGACACAAGCACCAAGCAATACCGGCTGGAGACCGCCACAGAGATCATCTGTCGCGACTGCTACTTTGCGGGATATCCCGTTAAGACCATCGGCACCACCTCCGAGCGCCAGCGCCTTGAGTGGCCGCGCGCCGAGGTCTGCGATCGCAACGGGTATTGGATTGACAGCGACATCATCCCCGAAGACCTGCAGCGGGCCACCGCGCAGCTCGCCGGGGAACTGGAACTAGAGGACCTCGACGAAGAACCCACCCGGGGATTGTCTTCGTTGGGGGTCGGCTCCATCCAGCTCGTGTTTGATAAGGCCAATGAGGCCAAGCCGCTGGTGCGCGCTGTCTATAATTACCTGCGACCCTACTTGACCAATGGAGGCTCTAGCAGCTTCGGGAGCATGGTGCGCTGATGCTTGTTGCCCTCTCATGCGCGCACGGCAAAGGGGCCTGTATCCAGGGTGAGGCCGCTTGTGTCTGCGGCCAGCGCTATCACTCCGCACATGCCTATCGACGCAACCACGGGCGCCAGACCATCGCGCGCTTGTGTCGCGCCTACAAATGGGCAGAGCGCACCGCGAAGCGCCTGGCGAAGAAGTGTGAGGCTGGTCATGGGTCTTAAAGGCACACTCAAGAAGGGACTCGCCATCG